CGTCGGATCGGAGTAATGACTTGACAACTGGGCGAGAAGGGGGTAGGGTGAGGGTATGAACAACTTTCCACCCCCCTCACGAAATGACGGATACGACCTCAAACGGCACAACCCAACTATCTACGAGTGGAACCAGAAACGAGCCGCCAAGAAGGCGGGGCTCATCGGTGCTTGCGTTGGCTTTCTTGCCTCACTAATCGTCACCGGAAATGTCATTGACGGACTCATCAACGGAGCAGTTTGGTTTGGTATCGTCTACGGGATTGCTTGGTACGGAAGGAAGAAGTGATGTTTGAGGGAGCGGCACGATGAGTGACTTTCTTAGCCATCCCTGCCCAACGATGCCGACATCAGTCCCGGGGGAGCCGCCGGTTACTCTGCTGTGCGAGCATCCCGAGTTGACCACGCCACCCACGGACTCCTCGTCGTCAGGGCAGTCGCTTGTTCCGATTGTCGCACCAAGCCTTGTCGTTGTATGTCTCTTCTGGATAATGCGTCGGAAATTCACAAACAGGAGATAGGGTCAAACCAATGAAACGATTACTCACCATCATTATTGCGTCATCACTTCTCGTTGCCTGTGGGTCGGGCGAGGAAGATGTGACCGTTTGCGAAGATTTCACTTGGGGCGAGAGTTGCATAACGGTTCACCGAGAGATGAAGTCGGGGACTTATGTAGGCGGGACTGCGCTCATTGAGCAGACAATTACGGACGAATCGTTTGGATTTGTTTGGGCAGAGGCATACATCACTTGGGAGTGCGATGAGATGCCAACAGGGACAACCGATGACCTCAACTTCCAGACGCTTTCTCTGGATGGCATCTTGGTAGATCCTTCCGAATACATTCTGGATGACCATCTGGAATCAGCGTGGAACTCAAATGAGTGCGTAATTCCGCAATAACACTTGACATTTTATTCATCTGCTGATAAACTGGTGGTATGAAAGACGCAAGCATTACCTACACGGATGGCAAGTGGGTCGCCGTATGCGAGAACAACACCAAGACGCTGGACACGCTTCAGCAAGCAGAGCAGTGGATGCTGGATTTGTCGGATGCTGGTGGTTTTGGTCTGTACCTAAAAATTGACCGTGGCGATTCTGGTGATGAAATGTCAGTGTTCGCCTGATGACGACTACGAGCGAAGTAAACTAAAGCGATGAAAGACTTTATATTCGGAGCACTAATCTCTGCGTCGCTCATCATTGGGCTTGAGTACCTCATGTGGAAAAACCATAAATCCAAGTAAGCATTGACGGATTAGCCTATCAGCCCTACGCTAAAATGGGCTATGGCAAAAGCACCCACTAAAACAAAGTCAACACCCACGACGGTTTACATCATTGATGACAAGCCGAGTCGCAAGGGTATCCATGCCAAGCGGGGCTCCGCGCGTCTGAAGAGTTCCAAGAACTACAAGAAGAAGTATCGCGGGCAAGGTCGCCGTCGCTAAACGCATTTGGTGACATACTAGTCGCATGGTGTTCTACAACTCTTCTTTCGGCAACTCGTACGGCATAGATGGAATTCGCATTTCTCCTGCGGACAGAATGCCCTGCCCAGTTTGTGGTCATCCAACTGGCGACTGTTCTTCCCCTGAAGCGGCAACACCTGCGCGAATCATTGGCTTTGAAACTGATTTGCAGGGAAACGAAGTCCCGCTTCACTTTGTCGAAGAAGAAGTTTGGGAAGAAAGACAGATTACGCCATACACGAAGGCTCGCGTTCTGCTATACAAGCGTGGGGACAAAATCACGCTGTCAGAAGCGAAGAGATTAGGTCTACGGTAGACACTTTCCGCATTTTTCCCTGAAGTACAATCTTACTTCTATCTGGAAACGACACGAGGGAAAATCATGGCAAGAATCACCGACGAGATCAAGAACAAGTATGAAAAACTCACACCACCTTGGGGTTTTAACGGAATGGGCGAAATTGTTTTCCTTCGCACATACAGTCGCAAGAAGGAAAATGGGGACACCGAGACGCTGGCTGACACGCTCCAGCGCATCATCAACGGGGCTATCGACATCGGGGTTGACTACACACAAGAAGAGGCAGAGCGTCTTTTTGACCACATGTTCAATCTTCGTTGCTCATTCTCTGGTCGCTCCTTGTGGCAACTCGGTACTCCATTGACACAGAAGTTCTCAGGAACCAGCCTCAATAACTGTTACTTCACAAACATTGAATCTATTGAGGATTTTGAACTTCTCTTTGACTATCTCATGCTTGGCGGTGGCGTTGGTTTCTCTGTGGAGCGATCAAAGATCCATGATCTCCCCAAGGTGAAGTCGGGAGTGACAATCACACACGAGCGTTCAAACGATGCCGACATCATTGTTCCCGATAGCCGTCAGGGTTGGCGTCGCTTGCTTCATGCCGTTCTCAAGTCATACTTTGAGACAGGGAAGTCCTTCTCTTACTCAACGATTCTGATCCGTGAGTACGGAGCCCCGCTGAAGACGTTCGGTGGAACTGCTTCTGGTCCCGGTGCGCTGATTGATGGCGTTGCCGACATCTGTAAGGTTCTTGAGAATCGCGTCGGAAAGAAGTTGCGCTCTATTGATGTCCTAGACATCTGCAACATCATTGGTCGCATCGTTGTTTCTGGCTCTTCTCGTCGTTCTGCCCAGATTGCGATTGGTGATCCCGACGATGTTCTGTTCCTTCGTGCAAAGAACTGGTCAACTGGAACTGTTCCTGCGTGGAGAGCAAACTCCAACAACTCCATCTACGCCGATCACTACGACGAGATCATGCCCGAACTTTGGAAGGGCTATGACGGCTCCGGTGAACCGTACGGTCTTGTGAACCGTCGCTTGGCTCGCAAGTTTGGCAGACTCGGGGCTGCGAAGCAGGACAGCACCATTGAGGGATACAACCCTTGCGCCGAAATCGCTCTTGGCGACGGTGAGTCATGCAACCTCTCCACGATCTTCTTGCCGAATGTTGAGTCGCTTGACCAACTAACCGACATCTCGTACCTGCTCTATAAGACACAGAAGCGAATTACTCGCATGAACTACCCATACGAGAAGACGACCAAGATTGTTCAGAAGAATGCCCGACTGGGTCAGTCAGTAACCGGAATCCTTCAGTGTCCTGCTGAAAAGATTTCTTGGCTTGACCCGGCATACAAAACGCTTGAAGCACTTGATGCCACGTATTCCAAGGACAATGGTCTCCCTGTGTCGGTTCGTCTCACGACCGTTCAGCCATCAGGCACTCTGTCGCTTTTACCGGGCGTGACTCCCGGAATTCACCCTGCATTTGCTCAGTACTACATCCGTCGTGTTCGCTTTGGTTCATCCGACCCCCTGGTTGATGCCTGCCGCAAGCGGGGCTACAAGGTTCAGTACGATGTTGGCATTGACGGCAGAGAGGACCACACGCGCTTTGTTGTGGAGTTTCCCTGCGAGTCACCAGAAGGTTCTGTTCTTGCGAAGGACATGACTGCCGTGGCTCAGTTGGAATGGGTCAAGAAAATGCAGACCGAGTGGGCAGACAATGCCGTGTCAGTAACTGTCTATTATCGCAAGGAAGAACTTACTGAAATCAAGGACTGGCTCTCCAAGAACTACGATGATTCCGTAAAGTCGGTTTCATTCCTTCTGCACACCGACCACAACTTCCCACTGCCTCCATACGAGGAGATCACCAAAGAGGCGTACGAGAAGATGCTGGCAAAGGTTGACTTCTCCATTCCGCTCCACCGCCCCGCTTTCGATGGCTCCGTGGAGTTGGACGACTGTGCGACGGGGGCTTGCCCAATCAAATGATTAACGACAACTTACCCAAGTACGACCTTGGCGGGGGAACAAACTCCCCAGAGGGGTTTCTTTCGGTTGACATCATTGAGACAGCGGACATAGTTTGCGACATTCGTCGTGGTCTTCCGTTTGAGGACAACTCAGTTGGCGTCATCCGCGCTCAAGACTTCCTGGAACACATCCCCCATTGCCGAGATTCAACATGTCTGCACATGGCTTGCCACTGCACCGTTGGATTGATGAATGAGATTCACAGGGTACTGGTGAAGGGTGGTCAGTTATTGTCCATGACCCCATCAACTGGTGGTCGCGGAGCATTTCAAGACCCGACACATTGCTCATTCTGGAATCCAAATTCATTCTGGTACTACATGCGCGAGGAGCAGTCCCGTTTCGTGCCCGGCATCAAGGCTAGATTCACGGGCGATGTCTGGGAGGATTTCCCAAGCCCATGGCACAAACAGCATCACATCCTATATGTTTATGCGAATCTGGTAAAAGTGTAAACGATTTGATAAAGAATTAATCCACCCAGCACTTGACAGCAATGCCCGTAGGTGCTAATATGTTCGCATGACAGGGGACACCACTACTCTCACTAAGCCATCAGGCGATTGGCTCACTCAAGCGGCTTGCCGTGGACTTGATACTGAACTCTTCTATCCCGAGGCTGGCGAGCCATCAGCAATGGCACGACAGGTGTGCGACACCTGCCCAGTTGCTATTCAGTGCCTAGAGCATGCCATCACCAATCGTGAGCAATACGGTATTTGGGGCGGAACCAGCGTCAGGAAGCGACGCAATGGTTCGTTGGCACTTGAGAACCTACGAAAGCGCATTGAGTATTTGGAGATTATGAAACTTGCTCCAGAGGGTCGGCGCAAGCGTCTGAGGGGCAGGAAGTGAACGATTCCCACTACTACTTCTATGTCTTGAAGTGGGAAGAGACATTCCCCGATGAGTTGTCCCTGATGACTTAGAAGAAATGGCAGTTGAGATCAATCACAGGACTGGCATTGTTAGTGTCTGCAATGCAGGACAGAACCTCGTAAAGATTTAGCCTCTGATTCTGGCGTTACAACGGAGGCAAAACTCAGCCCACGGGTAGTAGCGACGCATATTGGTGGGGTGACTGCAGTCAAGAATGTCTGTTACTTTGTCATTGACAACATCACGGATGAATTGAGCCAGACTCTTGCCCTCCCTGTTGGCGGCAAGTTTCCATCTTTCGCGGTCACTTGGGTTTGCTCTCACGATGATTTGAGCAACAGCGGGGCCGTCGTCTTCGCTGATTCCTGAACTGATTGTCGTATCCATTGTTTCTGCCAACTTGTCCACTACCGATTGGATGTTGTTTTCTTCACTCATAATGCGTCTGCCTCCTCTCCTGACTCTAGCGCAAGAACTTCTATTGGGGGTGTAACTACATTTTCACCAAGAAGTTGGTTGATCATGTCCTGCGAAATTACTCCGGAGCGACCCATAACCTCAAGAAGTCCACGGGCTTCTGCCTCTGGATTGAATGAATTAAGCGGCTTGGCTTCGTTTTCTCCGACAATTGTGGACTTGATGGTGTCTCGCTGGGTTACGTCCATCTGGATGTTGAGGTTATTTTGCTCCATGCCCAGCAACTGAGAGCGCTGTTTCATAATGGACAAAACGGTCTGAATCGCCTTCATGTCTGGCTCAACCTGCACCTCAGTCCCGTCGTCAGTCCTGATTTTGCGGTGCTGAGTCATGGGCCAAAGTGCCGACTGAAGTGCATCCAAGCGCTCTAATTCCAGCCGCAATACCTCTGGGTACGCCATTAATGTTTCACGGTTTAGTTTTTCCAGTTGACGCTGAATGGCTTTTTGTACGACACTAACGCTTACACCGAAACGCTTGGAAATATCAGAAGCGGACATGCCTGCTTGGCGCATTTTGAAAATACGAGCGTCCCTCTCAGCGAGGAACTCTCTTGTCATTACCTTCCCGCCTTCACTCATGCGGTTCACCTACCTCAATGGTTCTTTGAAACTCAGTGTCTCAAATGGGAACTTCTTCCCTCGCTTCATCTTTAATGGCCAATGTCTTTCGTCTCGTTCTCCACGGAAATGCTTGACGTCATATACATATTCTCCCATAGAAGTCGGGTCTTGTTGTAAAGATATGCCAAATTCTGGCCATCTTGACCAAACAGCAGACCCGAATGGTCGCAGATTACGGGACGTCTGGGACTCTCCCAGTGGTGCATGATGCTCAAGCCAGAGGGCACAGCCATAAACGGAGCGGATTGTGTCAAGGTATTTAACAACCTCAATCGCCACAGCCTCAGATGTTCTGTTGCCCGGGTCAATGAACGACTTATACAGGGGGCCCATGACGAGCAACTCCGGCTGAGCCTGCTCAATATAGCCCTCCAGAAGAAGGCGATCAGATGCAGAAAGAAGGTTGAGTCCATCTGGCTTAATGACAATTTGTGCCAGCGACTTCTTTGCGTACCCGTAGGACATTGCAGCCCCGAAGATGCTCCGTGATGAGCGACGAATGATCCGTTCAGGGTTCTCTAGGTCAACGGTCAGGGTACGAATCGGTTGCATTCTCTGGAAAGTGAAGGGCTGGACACCAAGAGAAGTAAGAATAGCGACCTGACGGGCAAGCATTGTCTTGCCGATACCTTCGGCAGCAACGACGATTACTCGCTCGCGTCTCTCCAGGAGATTTGGAATAACCCAGTCATA